ATGTCGCAAGAGGCTGACGCCCCCGACCTGACGCGCCTGAAACGCTACTTCACTGAGTCCGAGCAGCTCACCCTCGCCGCGCGAACGCACAGCCTGCGGGCGATCGATTACTATGACTCCGACCAGTTCGGCCGTGAGGAGCTGGTCAAGCTGCATGAGCGCAACCAGCCGGCGATCGTGATCAACCGGATCAAGCCGGCCATCAACGGGATCATCGGCGTCACCGAGCGCGGTCGATCCGATCCGCGGGCGTGGCCCCGCAATCCGGGCAACGAGGATGCGGCGGACGCCGCGACAGACGTGCTGAGGTACATCGCGGACTTCAACCGCTTCAAACGCGTGAAGCAGGACTGCTTTAAGGACCTGTTGGTGCCGGGCAGCATGGCGGCCCTGGTCGGGGTCGATCCGGACAGCCAGGTGACGATCACCCAAGTCCGCTGGGAAGAGTTCTTCTACGACCCGCGTTCGCGGCGCCCGGACTTCAAGGACGCGCGGTACCTCGGCATCGCCAAGTGGATGTACGCCGACGACGTGACGGCGCTGTATCCGGACAAGAAGGACGAGATCACGCGCGCCGTCGACAACAGCCCGGGCGGCGGGATCATGGCCGACCAGAGCTTCCAGGATCGCCCGCTGAGCGGGCCCGGCACAGGCGGCGCCTGGATCGACCCGAAGCAGCGGCGGCTGCTCGTCGTGGAAGTCTACTACCGTGACGATGGCTGGCGGCAGGCGGTCTACACCGGCATGGACGTGCTGGAATTCGGCCCCAGCCCCTACCTCGACCACAAGGGGCGGCCGGATTGCCCGATCGAAGCCCACTCCGCCTACGTGCGCCGCGACAACGGCCGCTACGGCGCGGTGTGGGACATGATCGGGCCGCAGGACGAAATCAACAAACGCCGGTCGAAGAGCGTGCACCTGCTCTCGACCTCGCGCATCGAGGTCAAGGATCCCAGCGCCATCGACGTGGATGCGGACGTGGCGCGCAAGGAGGCGGCGCGGCCAGATGGGGTGATCCCCTTCGGCTGGGGCCTCGCGCCCAATGTCGCCGAATTCCAGGGCAACATGGAGATGATGGCCGAGGCCAAGGCCGAGATCGAGCGCATGGGTCCCAACCCCGCGGTGCTCGGCCGGTCCGACCAGGACTCGAGCGGCCGGGCGCTGCTGGCTCGCCAGCAGAGCGGGCTGATCGAGCTCGGCAATCTCTACGGGGCGCTGGAGGACTGGGAGCTTCGGATCTATCGCCAGTGCTGGGCCAGGGCCAAACAGTTCTGGAAGGCCCCACAGTTCATCCGGGTGACCGATGACGAGGATTCCCCCAGGTTCGTCGGCCTCAACCAGCCGATTCCCGGCGGGCCGCCGACGGTCGGCGCTGACCCCGAGACCGGGATGCCAACGCTCGAGCCGGGCATCCTGGGCTACAGCAACGTGGTCGCCGAGATGGACGTCGACATCGAGGTGGATACGCAGCAGGACACCGGCAACATCGCCTCGGAGCAGTTCAGCGAGATCGTTCAACTGGTGAGAATGAGCCCGGCCTACCAGCAGCAGGCGCCGCTCAGCATGCTGATCCAGCTCTCCACCATTCCGCACAAGCGGGCGATCCTCGACCAGATCAAGCAGGCCGCGGCGCAGCAGCAGCAGGCCGGCGCGCAGCAGCAGGCTCTGGCGCTGCAGCACGCCCAGGCCCAGGTCGCCAAGACCCAGAGCGAGGCCCAGCACAACACCGCCCAGGGGACGGCGAGCATGCTCAACGCGCTGAGCGAGGCGCACGCCGTCCACGCCGATGGCGCGGTGGCGGCGCTGCAGGCCGGCCAGGCCCAGGCCAACGCCGACCAGGCGCAGGACACGACGCAGGCGCAGGTGCATCAGCCTCTGGCTGATCAGGATCCGACGCAACCTTAGCGCCGCCCGTCGGGCGGCAGGAGCCGGCGGGACGCCGGCGCTCCCATACCCGACGCCGGGGTCAACGGGCGTTTACGAGAGCCGGGGCTCGAACCTCCGGATGGGCCGCCACCACCTGGGCGCATCGGGCCGCCACCGTCTTGGGCGAGGGTAATCCATGAGCGAAGACAAACTGCAGTTCCTCGAGGGCTCGCCCTCGAGCGCCGACCCGCGCGAAACAGCGAACGCCGAAGGAACGCTTGTCGAACAGGCTGGCGAGGGCCCTCAGCGGGGTCCCGACGGTCGTTTCCTGACGGCCGTGCCGGTCACGGACTCGCCGCAAGCCAACGCCGCCGACTCCCGCGAGAGCGGAAGTTCGGAGGACAGGTCATCGTCCCGCCTGCGCGAGGACGGCCATGTGCCGATTTCGGCGCTGCTGGACGAGCGTGAGAAGCGCCAGGCCGAAAGGGCCCAGCGCGAGGCGCTGGAACGGCGGGTCGCCGAGATGACGGCGCAGGCCTCGCCTCCGCGAGAGCTGGCGCCCGCGGAACACATGGAGGTGGCGCTCTATTCGCAGAACCTGCGGGCCTCCCGCCGGTTCGCGGAGCGGGAATACGGGAAGGAGGCCGTCGCCGCCGTCCACGACTGGGCGGCCCGGCGGTGCGACGAAGACCCGATCTTCAACCATCAGATGCGCTCATCGGACGACCCCTACGAGGCCGCCTGTCAGGCTTACAACCGCGAGCAGATCCTGCGGACGGTGAAGCCGGACGACCTCGCCGCGTTCAAGGCCTGGCAGGCGGCGCAAGCCGCAGCCGGCGCCCGCAATCCCGCCCACCCCCGCGACAGCGGGGGCCACCCATCGACGTCACGGACGCCTGTCCCTCGCAGCCTCGCCACCGCCTCCGGAACCGGAGGCGCGGGTGCGTCGCACGTGCCCATCGGGCCGGGACAGGCGTTCGCCAACGCCATCAATAGATAGGAGCCTCGGCCATGGCCGAAACCATTCTTTCCACCGCCTCAGAGCGTCAGGTCTGGATCACCAAGTATTTCCAGGAGTACGTGCGGAACTCCCGCTTCATGCCCTACATGTCCAATTCGGACATCAACAAGGGCGGCATCATCCTCACCAAGTTCCAGGCCGAGGAAGAGGCCAAGCGAACAATCAACATCCCATTCATCGGCCGGCTGAAGTCGGCGCTCGGCGTCACCGGCGCCGCGGTGCTGGACGGCCAGGAAGAAGACCTGGTCAACTACAACTGCCCGATCACCATCGACTGGCGCCGCAACGGCGTTCGTCTGCCCAAGTCCACCACCTTCCGTACAGAGATCAACCTGTGGGACGCCGCCAAGGACGCCCTCAGGGTCTGGGAATCGGAGAAGCTGCGGGACGACATCATCCACGCCATGTGCGCGGCCGTCACCGACACCGCGGGCACGGCCGTCCCGTGGGACAGCACGACCACCGCCCAGCAGAACAGCTGGCTTACCCAGAACCCGGACCGGGTGCTCTTCGGCCTGCTGAATTCCAACCTGGTGACCGGCAACTACGCCTCGTCGATCGCCAACGTGGCGAGCACCGCCAAGTGCTCGTCGGGGATGATGGGGACGGCCAAGCGGATCGCCAAGCTGGCGGACCCGCATATCCGGCCGTTCCGCGTGGAGGACGGCGACGGGCGCGAGTTCTTCGTGGCCTTCCACGGCGCACGCACGTTCCGCGACCTGTCGCTCGATTCCAACGTCGTCGCGGCCAACACCAACGCCCGCGCCCGCGAAGGCCTGGGGATGGACAAGAACCCGATCTTTCAAGACGGCGACCTGATCTACAACGGCGTGATCCACCGGGAAATTCCGGAGATCGACGCCTACTGCGCCGGCACCGTCAATCCAAACGGCGGGGCGGTGTGGAACGGCGCCGGCTCGGGAGCGTGCGACCTTCGCCCGATCTTCCTGTGCGGCGGCGGCGCGGTGGGGGTGGCCTGGGGCCAGGAGCCCACGCCTCGCACCGACATGATCAAGGACTACGGGTTTCGGCCCGGCGTCGCGATCGAGGAACTGCTCGGCGTCAAGAAGATCAACTTCAACGGTGTCCAGAACGGCATCGTGACGATCGTCGCCGCGGCGGCCGCCGACTCCTAAGGCTGACACCCAACTTCAAACCCTAGTCGTGGCGGCCCTTCCCAGGGCCGCCACCGACCCCTCTCAAAGGAGGCCTTCATGGCCACGTGGCAAACCGCCATCTATGCGAACAAGGTCCCCGCGGGGACCGGACACGGGGACTTCTGCAGCTCCACCCACCTGCACGCAGTCACTGGCACTCTCCCGACGTCGCTGGCGACCAACGACGTCATCAACTTCGGGTACCTGCCGGCCAACGCCGTGGCGGTCAGCGCGATCCTCAAGGCCCAGTCGCAGCTGGACTCGAACGGCGCTCCGACCTTGACCCTCGACCTGGGGGTGACCGGCACGCCGCAGCTGTGGAAAGCGGCGATCACCACCGTGGGCCGGGCCGCGGGCGTCAGTTCCGACAACACGATCGCCTCGGCCGGCGGCCTCTACAAGAACACGACGGGATCCAAGGTGCTGGTCATCGGCACCGTCCACGCCCAGGCCGCGACAGCGGTCGCCGGCGTGCTCGAGGTGGACATCGAGTACTATGTCGAAGACGCATCGGGCTCAAACCCGTAGGCCGTCGCCGGCAAGGAGCGGCAAGAGCACACCTCGTGTGGCGGCCGCTCCTTTTCCCCTCACGCAATCACGATCTGAGGAGGCCGCCATGGCGCGCATCCGCTTCGTCGGTGATTCGGCGACCTGCGCCTGGCTGGGCGTGAAGTTCCAGCACGGCGAGTGGGTGGCCGAGCACGGCCTCGACGCCGACCAGCTGGCGCGGATACGTCGTCACCCGCATTTCGAGGTCGCCTCACCCGCCCAGCCACCCGCTGGCAGGAAGGCCTGACGCGTGGCCACCGTCCGGGTCGCGATCAACGACGCGCTGCGGGCGCTGCGGTCGACGGGCCTCGGGGACGACCCGACGGCCGACGAACTGGCCGCCGGGCTCGAGGCGGCGCAGAACCTGGTCCTCGATATCCACGAGGCGCGCGGGCCCCTCCTGGATCTCGATGTATCGGCGGCCTATGTCGCCGGCGAGAACCAGAGAGTGCGCGTCACCGCCGGCGCGGTCGTCAGCGTCACGCTGCCTAACGCCGTCGCCATGTTCTGGAGCTGGGATCCGTACGACTTCGGCTTCACCCCGGGCTTCCCGGGTCTTCCACCGGCCGGGTCGACCGGCGCGGCCGACAACGTCCAGTATCGCGCGCCCACGGACGGCGCCCGCATCGAGATCGTCGGAACCAGCCAGGCCCTCTATTTCTACCGGGCCGACCTCAACCAGTGGATGCCGGCGCTCGGCCTGACGATCGACGCCGAGCTGCCGTTCAACAATCGCCTGCTGGGCGCCTTCGAGGCCCTGCTCGCCGAACGGCTGGCCGACGTGGTGGCCGATGCGCCGCAGATCTCGCCGACCCTGCTGCGGCGCATCGCACGGGGACGCTCGGCGATCTTCATCCAGTCCGGCCGCCGACGCCCGCACCGGGCCGGCGAATACTTCTGAAGGGAAGACGCACATGGGCTCCAAATCGGGCATCGACGCCGTTCTCGACGTCGCGCTGACCAACGCCGGCGGTCTGTCGCCGACGATCGCCGCCTTCCACAACGCCGACAACCAGTCCCTGGGCGCCACGGCGTTCGGGCTGAACACCGGGGGCGTCGCCCAGGGTGTCAACGCCGCCAACAACCTCGACCGCCAGCGCGAGTCGGGGTCGGACCTCATCCCCTCCCGGGGAATCTTCGCGGCCAGCACCCAGACGGCTCAGGAATTTCTCGCCACCTGCGCCACCAGCGTGGCGGTCGGGCAGGGCGCGGGGTCGACTCCCACCGTCCCGGTCACGGTGACCCTCAACGTCGCCAACACCAACGGGTTCGTCGTCGGGGGCACGCTGAACTTCGAGCCGGTGTTCAGCGGCGTCCTTCCGGCCAAGTACGAATCCGCGACCATCACCGCGGTGGTCGCCAACACCTCGGTCACCGTGCAGTTTCCCGCCGCCGGCGCGCTCTTCGCGCACAACCAGCCCTACGTCGTCCAGACCTTCCTCGCCAACCAGCAGCGGGACTTCTCGGGCGAGGGCCCGTCGATGACCGGGATCGGCGCCAACATCGCCGTCGACATCGAGAGCAACAGCGGCGGGCCGCCGCTCTCCACGGGCCTGGCGTCCGGCTGGACGCTCGACACCGACCGCAACCTGCAGGGCAAGAACAACGTCCAGATGGCGATCACCGCGACCGGAGCGGGCGCCACCTCGATCGTCTTCACCAGCAACCCGTGGACGAGCGGGCTGATCGTGGGCCAGCAGATCCTGCTCTCCATCGGCGCCAACGGCGCGGCGGTCGAAGAGGTCATCGTCTCGAAGAACAACCTGCCGGTGACCGGCGCGGGGCCGATCACCGTCAACATCGTCAACCCGGTGGTGAACGCCAGCTCGACCTTCGCGACGTTCGACGTGTTCGGCGTCGGGCTTCCGGCGAACGCCACGGTGATCGGCACCGAGGACTGCAGCGTCTGGCTGAACGATCCGGCGGCGAGTGACCCGAAGCGGCCGTTCAACGCCTGGGCCGGGCGCACCGGCGTGGCCCAGACGGGCCAGGGCCTCTCGACCAGCCTCAACATCACCGCGGCGACCGTGATCAAGGCCGCGCCCGGGCGCCTGGTGCGGATCAGCGTGATCGTCGCCGGCGCCGCTGGGACGGTCAACGACTGCACCACCACCGGGGCCGCCGCCGCCGCCAACGAGATCGCCGTCGTCCCGGCGGCGGTCGGGCCGCTCCTCCTGGACTGGCCGTGCCTGGCCGGAATCGTGGTCGTCCCGGGCGCGGGCCAGACCGTCGCGGTGAGCTTCGTCTAGGCCATGGCCACCGGCATGACGGCCTCGATCACGGTCAACGCCACCGGTCGGACCGCCTCGCCGTTCAACAGCGAGTTCGACCTGGCGATCGACGCCGGCGGCGACCTGCTGACCATCGATCCCGCCGGCGACGCGCTGATCGTCACCGGCGCGATCACCTTCACGGGCGACATGGCGTCAATCATCGCCGCCGTCACCGGCGGCACGGCCTCGTTTGTCGTCCCCGACTATCCGAACGCGCTCGAGACCGAGGGCTGGGTCGCCCTCGGCACCGAGGATGGCCGCACGATCGCGACGGAGGGCTCATGAGGACGTTTCCCGTCTGCCTCGCGACCTTCGTCCTGGGGGCGGCGATCGCGTTGGGATCCTGTGCGTCGGCGCAGGTGAAGATCTCCTCGCTGCCGGCGGCCTCGAGCCTGACCGGCGGTGAGCTCATCCCCGCGGTGCAAGGCGGCGGCAACGTCGTCCTGACGCCCGGCAGCCTCCTGGCCTTCGTGGACGCCGGCGTCATCCAGGGGACGCCAACGCCGGGCCACTGCGCGTCCTGGTTCAGCGCCACGGCCCTGCAGGACTCGGGCGCGGCCTGCGGCGGAGGGGGAGGCGGGTCGCCCGGCGGATCCTCCGGCCAGCTGCAGTACAACAACGCCTCGGCCTTCGGCGGTTTCACCCTCGCCGGCGACTGCACGATCGCCGTCCCGACGATCACCTGCCTGAAGACCAACGGGGCGAGCTTCGGGACCTTCGCGACCCAGAACTACGCGACGCCGCCGGCGATCGGCGGCACGACGCCGGCGGCTGGAAGCTTCACCACCCTCTCGGCGTCGACGTCGATCACCGACAGTGGTCTTGCGGCGTCGCTTCCCGTCTGCACCAACGGCTCGAAGGCGCTCACGACGTCCGGCTGCGGACTGAGCGTGGCCGTCTACAGCTTCCCGAACGGCTCCAACCCGGCGGCCTTCACCAATACCAGCGCCAGGATGATGGGCCTGGCGTCCGTCGACTGCACGACGCCGACCAGCGGCGTCGCCTGCTTCGCGACCGCGCCGATCATCACGCCGGCGACCACGGGCCGGGTGTTGGTGACGGTCACCGGCCTCGTCAGCAACGGCACCGCGAGCCATTCGACCACGATTCAGCCCTACTACGGATCGGGCACGCCCCCGGTGAACCAGGCGTCGATCGCGGGGACGGCGCTTGGCGCTTCGGCCGCCTACCTGCAGCTGATCGGCGGCTCGGGCCAGTCGTTCACGCAGAGCGCAATCATCACCGGGCTTGCCGTCGGAACCGCCTACTGGGTCGAC